TCACAATGCTTTTAAGATATTGCTGAACTTTTCGGCAGTCTCTTTTTTCTTGTCCTTGGCAAGGTGGCTATATGTATCTAAGGTTGTTGTTATTTTAGAATGTCCCAACCGCTCTTGTATTTCTTTAGGGTTCACATCATTATTCATCAACAAACTAGCGTGAGTGTGTCTGAAACCATGCAATCCGATATTTGGGAGCCTTGCTGATTCCAAGTGAGAAGAAAGACGCGCTCTTTCGCTCTCATAAATCAATCTTTGACCGTCATAAGAAAATACTACACTATCAGACAAACCTATCACTTTATTATGGTTATTTTGGAATTTACGCCAATTGGCTAAAATTTGTAAAGTGGTATTATCAAGCGAAATAATTCTATTACTTCCTTTAGTTTTGGGACTATCTTGTACTTCTCTGCTCTGTAAAGTTGTCTTTGTTACATTAACAAGTTTTTCGGAGAAGTCTATATCAGACCAATTCAAAGCCAAAGCCTCACCAATACGTAAACCAGTAGCCAATAATAGACGATATAAGGCATTATGTAGCTGGTTCTCTATACTTGGCTCTAATGATTCAAGATATTCTAAGAACATTTTCAGCTCTTTATCATCAAAATACTTAATCTTACTTACAGTTCTTACCTTCAATTTAGGAGGAAAAACTTTAATAGCTGGATTGTCGTTTATCGCTCCTAATTGCACACCATAATCAAGGATACGTTTGATGATATTGAGCATTATCTTATAGTTTTTACCTTTACCCTTTTCACGTTTACCGCTAGTAATCTCAGAAGTGTTAGCATTCTTAGACCAATCATTAACAATACTTTGTAATAACATCGGAGTTATTTTTGGTAAAACGTATGTCCCAATAGCTGGTAAAATATAAACTTTTAGATAATTTTTCACTGAACGTATACTGTTAGCTTTAACCGTCAGCTTATAACTCTCAAACCAACTCAAAGCCAAAGATTCAAAGTTATCAAAAACCACTTTTTCCCTTGCAATTGTTGACCCATTATTGATAAACTTATTTATAGCTTGGCGTGCTTTAATATCACACATTTTTCTACTATTGGCACTTACACTTGTTCGTACTTGCTTACCAGTCAGACTATCTACGCCTAAATAAACGTTAGTTCGGTACACCTTTGTACCGTCTTTTTTTATATATTCTTTAATATTCATATTATTTCTTCCTTTCCATTTTGTACTAATGTCAGGCAAGGCATGTACGAGGATTGAGAAATATTGTTATTAGAGCTTATACGATTAATTAGTTAACTGGTTTATTAGTTTATAGAGTTATTAAATTCTCAACTGATATAGTATTATTTACGGTAACAAGAGTAACAAAGTATTATAAAGGTAGTTATATCAAGGGTTTATACTGTTACCTTTCTCTAAAATAAGAGTAACAGTAAGGTATCAATGGTAACAGATTATAAGAAACAGACTGATAGTTATTTAGAAGTGAAAGAATGCCAAGCAAAACTAAATAATTTTTTAATAGCCCAAAATATAATAAAGCTTTTAATTGTTTCTTTGATTGCTTTAAACATTTATATTTCCTCCTATCAGCTTTTAACGTGGTTCAGTGATTGCACGTATTATGGTTAAGTAAAAAGTAGTAAATAACTAGTTGCAAATGTGAACAATAAGCTTATATTGATTTCTACAAGCCTTACATCACGCGCATTCTATTAACTGACTGGGCGCGTGATATCATTGTCTGCGGTTGATATGCCTTCCTCTAATATCAGATACATCCTTGGCTAGCGTTAGGGTTTCTCTATCAATTACTCTTAGCTCTCCGTCTTCAAGTTTTACGATATAACTATTCTTTAATTCAGACTCATCTCCTCTGATAATCGTAGCTTCCTGCCCGTTTGATAGTTTAATGATGTCATCTCTTTTCATAGCTTGTTCTTCCTTTTATGCCAGTTGATGAACAGCATAAATAATAATTAGTAAAATAAAAACTAATTCAATAATAAATGATTGTTTGTCCTTATTCATATTCTCCTTTCAAAAAAAATAATTTAAACGATTGGATCAAGCACGAAGTAAAAAAGAAATGCTGAAAGAATCCCCCACAATAAATTATTATGAGAGATAGCATGAACTAAAGTTACTATAGCTAAAATGAACCATATCACATCAGTTGGCTTATATTTGGTTGGTAGCTTCATAATAAACCTTTCTATCTTAAATTAACAGGTTGATGAATGCCAAACGCCTGTACCTGCCACAGACGTATAGCAAGGATGATTAACAGTACCATCAATATAAATACGCCTAGAGACATCATAAATGTTATAAGAGGGTCTTTCTTTCGAGCCATATTAAACCTTTCTATAATTTATTTTATACCTGTCATCACAGACGTTATGAACTTTCGTAAATTTCCGATAGTTGAGGTAAAGTGAAAAGTTCCTTGTCCTAATTGGATTGTGGCAATAGTCGTAAAATGCGACCTCAGGTAGTTTAACAAAAAAATTGTAATAACTATGTCTCTATTTCTTAATTTGAAACCGAATATAAAAAAGTGTAAGATGAAAGTATAATGATTTTGAGATGTCATTACTTTCAAGTATTAAGCTACTCTTTCGAGTGGCTTTTTAATGTACAAATTATAGAATATGTTGTATAATCTATTTATTCCAAACATAAACTTTTTCTAAAGTTTTGCACAGAGCGTCCTATTTCAAACTAGGGCGCTTTTTTTATTTTCCAAATTAAACCATTTACGCTAGAAAATACGAGTGATTTGATAGAAAATATCTGATAAACAGCTTTATTAAGCCATTTTTTTCGCGTGAAAATACGCTTGTTTTATTTTATGGGTTAAATCCAACTAGTAAGAAATATTTACATCTTCATTATTGCTAACGTCGGCAAAATTGGCTGTTATGCGTTTAGAGTGAACCTATAGAGATTTGTGCAAAAATGTTCATATCCTATTATTGGTTTCAGAAAAAAGTGAAACCAAAAACATATAAATAAAATGAGATTATGGCTAGATAAAACTAACAAGGTTTAGACAAGGTTAATCACAAAATTGTGAAAAAGTATCCTTCGTTATCTGAGACACTAAAAAAAGGGGTAACGATTCGTTCCTCCCTAGCAAGTCGCGAATCACGACCCCTTAATAACAACAACGAAATTTTCGTTTTTGCCACTTGTTGCAGAAAGTTGAGACGATTAACGGAGGGAAGAATCACTTCGTTAATACTTAGCTCGTCAGTTACTTGCAAAATGTAAGCAAACTGACAGCGGTTCAGGGTGTAAAGATTTTAACGACCTCAAAATTGTGGAGGTTATCAACACTAGACAAAGCTATACCGACATCACGTCGGGTATGAACAAGCGTACCTGAAGGTACACCTATAACAATTTGAACCACCGTAGTTACAACTACGCAGAAAGCTGTCATTTGAAATGACAACATACAAAATTTACATGTAGTTATTCCCCAGAAGTGGGGAAGCTGTCAACCATTCCGCAATCAAACGACAACCAAAAAGCCCATTGCTAACTGTTGGCGAATGTTGGCAGAAATTGACTTGCTAAGTCATTTTATTTATTGATGTTTTATGATATTAATAACCGTGTCGCCCTTTTGTAAGTTCGCTTCTTAGTCTTAGTATCATTTTTATCAATAAAATTCTCATTTCATCTCCTCCCAGTTTTTAGTGACTGGAAACACATAGATTTACAAATATCATGCGCACAAGCGCTTTTTATTTTGCATTCCTAAAATTTAGGACTTGCTATAGTATACTGTTCATCGCAACACTAAAGAAATTATTGAGAGAATCGATAAAACGGCAATGAGACCTATACGTCCTATTTTCATATATTTATTTTCAGGATTTTTCAATAATATTACTACAAAAAGCAATGAAATGAACATTGACGGCATCAAGTTAATTTTTAAAAATACCCTTATCATTAGAAGTATTAATAAACCAAATAAGAAAATTATAGTTTTAGCAATTACTTTTTTATTAATTCCTCTTTGTTCGCTATTATTTACTTTCATTTTTATATCCTTTTCTACTTGACAAAAACTAACAAATACAGTTATTTTCAACTGTTTCATTATATCCGTCAACCATTGTTATTACTTGGTTTTCGCACATCTTATAACTTTGGTAGTGTCATCTTTTGCGTTACCAGTACTAAATAATACTAAAGGTTTAATCTTATAGCGAGTTGCTACAAGCCTTTTAACGCAGGCATTTTCCCCTTGGTTATTTTTTGAACCTTTAGGGCTATGTTAATAAATGTTAAGGTTCACAGATATATAGACTTTAGCACTATTAAAGTTCTAATCTATTGCTTTTTTCATTTCATGAATAACTCTTCTTAATTTTGGCAAAGGTAATTCCATAAGGTCAGCAAACTGTTCTTGTGGTAGTCTGTAGTGTTCTCCAAACATTTTCTCATACTCAGCTATAATTACAGCCTTTTGCATTTTTTCATCTAAGTTATCAATACTCTTTAAGTAGTCCGATAGTTTCATGCTTCCTCCTTTTTTACCCCACCAACTCAAACCAGCACAGCTCATACAGCAACGCACGAGCCTCGTCATAAGCGTTGTGATGATAACCGTAGAAGTCTAAGAAGTTGTATATATTTAACGTGTCGAGCGTGATGATTTCGAAACGGCTGATGTAATCAATGGCACAGTCTCTAAAACTCTTATTACTCATATCACAGCACATTGATGTTATTAGTCGTTTAGTGGCGTCATAGTGGCAACCAGTTATCTCACAGAACTGTGTTATATCCTGAAAGTTACCGCCATTTTGTATGAACCAATCCCAAAGCATTAAGATAGCCTCTTTATTGGCTCTCTTTTCCGCAGGGCTTAGTGTATCACATTCGCCCAGCCGTCTATTATCTTTGTAATAAGCGTGCATGTACTCATGAGCATGGTCAAAGGGTGTGGCAGTATTTGGATTATATCCGCCAATACAAAGCCTTGTATCTATCCAAGCTCTTTGATTATCATATTCAAACGTTCTGTAATCTATGCCTAAGTTTTCAATCTTGATTACTATAAGAGCGGTCAATTCTTCTTGATTCATTTAACGCCCTCATTTTTCACTATCTTTCAAGTCTTTAGCTTTTTGTTGCAATTCTTCCCAACGGTCAGCAAAAACTAACTTAATCATAGCTTTGTCTTTTTCGGTCAAAGGGCGACCACCAGCACTTAGAATACTGTCAAAAATAGCGTCATCATCAGAGTTTGCGACTTCCGCCAAGTCTATCGGCTCATTGACTGGTTTAGCTTCAGCACGCCCCAGTAGATAGTCCACAGATACGTTGAAATAGTCGGCAACCTTTGCTAAGTCTTCCGCTTTTGGATTTGTAGTTTTCCATCGATAGAATAAATTTTCGCTAAAACCGAGTTGCAAAGCAAGTTCTTTTACGGAGATATTCCTTTTTTTAGATAGTTCCTTAATTCTTTCAAAGATAGTCATTTCGTGCCTTTCAAATCGTTTTGGTAAAAAAAGAATACAATACGTAAGTTAAAATTTGACATAAAGTATACATTTGTGTTATTATAATTATGTCAGATAAAAAGTAAGCAAAAAGCCCTTATAAACAAATTCGATAAGCTCCCCAGCCGTAGATGTTAGTTTATTAAGTGATTTTTCTATACACTCATTGTACACAAACATATACATTTTGTCAAAAATAAATATACGTAACGACTTACTTATTATCTTACACAACAAACGAAAGGAACACTCGTAAATGATTGATACAACACAAAACATGGACGAACAGCGTTTAAAAATTAAGCAATATTTGTCAGCTAAAGGCTGGACACAACAAACACTAGTTAGATTAACAGGATACCCTAAGCAAGATGTTTCAGCTATCCTTTCAGGAAAGCGAAAAGGCACACCATACGTTAACAAGTTTATAACTGCTGTCTGTGAAGCTTACAAGATTAACTAACATGAATCGATTAAACACCGCAATAACAAACAGCAAACAGTCGAAGCCGTACTATCACAAAATCATTTTTGATTTACTCGCACAGCTTACGACAAGCGGAAAATATCGCAGTATGAAAGCCTTTAAACAGTCAGGCGATAAATTAACCGCAGAACAAAAAGAAACGCTCTGGCGCTATACTGACAGCATTATCTTACTGTTAGAAATAGGCATGGCGTTTCATGAAATTAAACAATTTTTTAGTAAATTAAAAAGCCCGAGTGGGCTAGGAGGTGAAAAATGAATGAATTGCTAGGTACAGCTATTAACGAAATTCTTGCTCAACAACGGTATATTATTGAAAGCATAAACCAAATAAAAGCACGCCTTAACATTGATAATGAAAGTGTTAAGGATTGACGAAAATATCTGCTTCAGCAAAGGTTAGTTCATTACTTATATAGCTCACTAAAAGTCTTAAAAACCTTTCTAAGTCTTCAATATCTTTATCTAAATTTCGTCGCTCATAATGAGTGAAATCATTTCCTAAATATGCACAGGCAAGTCCCAAGGTTTGAAGTTTTTCATTAGAAGTAAGATAGTTTTCAATGACAGTTTTTAAAGGCATTTTATTTATTTTTAGATTTTCTGCTTGATTTGTCTTTAAAACAAAATCTTTAATTAAAAATTCTATTGATTTTCTATACCCCATACCTATAAGCTCATTCAGACAATATTCTTTTGCTAATAAAGTTTCTTTATAGTTATTTACAAAATTAGGAGACAGCTCTTGGATATTTTTAGGTAGGTCAGTCTTGACCTCTTTGGAATAGCTTAGCGGTAACTCCCGATAGTCGGCTTGAACACCAACCACTGTTACTACTGAATGCTCTTCATAGTATCTCATTATTGGCTTAAGACAGTCAGAATATGTACACTTCAAAATAGCTACTTTTCTAGTTAATCGACTTCTTTGCTCATAGTGAACAATAACTGTTTCAATATAATCTGGTTTCATTTGTCTGAAACAATGAGGACAGGTCATTGGCGAATTTATTAACGTTTTTTCGTCCGTTATAGAATTAGCATTTTCTTGAAAAGCATTATACTTCATAGCATTACTCCATTTCATATTAAATATATCAACTATTATACACGCAGTTTACTACTAAAACAAGAAAGGTCATAAAAATGTGGGACAAAATCAAACAACAATTAGACAAACAAGGCATAACCGAGTATCGGCTTGCCAAAATGACAGGCATAAGTCCCCAGCAGTTACACCAAATTAAAAAACGCAATACAAAAAATCCTAAATGGCTCACAGTCGTTAAGATTGCAGAAGCATTGGGAGTTAGTTTAGATGAATTTAAATAATCGTACAAAAAAAGCCGTAAGTGATCCCCATCAAAACGACTTTTAAACTATTGTAAGGCAAGCCTTGCAGGGCTTTGCTTTACTCTAATTATAACAAATTGGAGAATAAAAACAAAATGAATAATACAATTGACGTAATTTACCCCACTCACGGCATACGTACAGGCGCACAAGTGCAGTTTGACCCAAGCACTCATACTTGGACGGTTTGGAACAAACGAGGCTTAGAACGCACGTTTAGAAACGTAACTTCATACGCTAGATACATGACGAAAGGTTAAGGGGTAAGACATGAAATTTAAAACATTTGAATTAAATGCCTATCCCAGCAATGACGGCACATTACTTTCTTTTGATATAAAAGGTGAACGGATAACCAGAATACTTTATATCAAAAAGGGAAATCCTTTTAAAATGAAAATTTCTCAAGCTATTGCTGAAAGGTGTCGCATTAAGCAAGAAATCAAGCAAACGCAAAAGAAAGCAGACAGCCCTAACGGGTTGTATCCATTAATCGAAGCCATTGAAAAAGATGTATCTCAATCGTTAAATAAACAAGATAAGGACGATTGGGAGGGGTGGAAACGCGTTTTTGCTTACGAATGTCTGTATAATGTTGCGTTTAATCGTGGTATTCGTCAGGAAAGACAACGTAGAAAAACCAAGCACAAGGCAATGACAGCATTTGATATTATCAGTTCCGAAGATGTTTCAGAGCTTTCTAATGAGCTAGGAATTAGTGAGGATAAACTTACTTATGCAGTACTGGAAGTTATCTCTAAACGTAAAAACGGAGGCAAAAATGAATGATGACACTTTAATAAACCTTGTTGCCCGTGGCTTAGTGGATAAAATCATTCATTTATTTAATAAGTATCTTGGTACACAGCTCAAAATCAGAAATGAAAAGCGGGTATTACCTTATATCTCTAAAAAGCGTGTTATGGAAGACTTAGATATATCAGACGGCACACTTGATAATTGGGAAAAGCACGGATTGAATCGCTATAAACCAAAATATAAGACTTCACTTATTTACTATTTAATCGATGATATATGCAAGTTCATCATCATAGATACATAGTAACTTGTCAGGCAAGGCAAATTTTATTAAAGGATTGAGAAAATGACAAATATTATTAGAGCTTGCGCTTATGTGGCTGGTATTGATAGCGTAGGGTTGCGAAGTTTAAAAGCCTATCACACGGAACTGACAGACAAGCAAATCGAAAAAATAGACCCATTGAATGCAAACACAGGCACGGTTGATTATAGCTTTAAAGTTCGTAAATATAAGCACGGTGTCCGCTTTGAGGGCGAAAAAGAGGGTGGAGAAATCAGTCTATTTGATGAGGTAGCGAAATGATTGAACACCACCAAGGCTACACGGCTATAAAACGGTACGGACGGAATAGTTTTAGACCAGTAGGCAAACACCCGTTTAAGATGATTTACAACGCACGATTGGTTAAATATGACTTAATACAGCAGTTTGAAGCAAGTACAGGTATTATCTTACCCAGCGGAGTAAAAAGCAACTTATGCACGCAGACAGTGCCGATTCTAGGCAAGCAACTGGCTGGCATGAAAGTACAAATAAAGGAAACTAAAAAATGAAATTAAGCGAATTACAGAAAATAGATCAAAACATTATTAAATTTCTTGCTGAACATCGAGGAATTGACCGAGCTGTTAAAGGTAGAATATTGGCACAAACACTTGATATTGATTTTCGTACTTTACAGAGTAGAATTGAGTACCTCCATAAACAAGGTTGCGCCATTGGTTCGATTGATAACGGCTATTTTATCCCGGTCAATGAAGACGAGCGCAGAGCTGGCATTATCAAGAAACAACGCACAGGCATAGCGATTAATAATGCAGTCAATGGCTATACGCTTGCAGAACTTGATTGGATTGACCAACTTTTTAAGGAGGACTAACAAAGTGAATTGTTATTTATGTGGTAAACCTCTAAAAGAAAATGAAGTCATTCCCTATCAAGAGCGACAAATTTGTGATGAATGTGAGTATAGATTGGAGGTTGACCATTGACACCCAAAGAACAAGCCCTAAACTGTATTAGTCGTGGCTTTTCTGTCATTGCTGGCTTTCCGGCTGGGAAAAGTGAGAGAGCTGTTATCCGTGGTACTTCAAGTGGAACGCTTGACGAAATCACAGTAAGCGAATGGTTTGATGAAATACCGAACCGCAATATTATGATTAATCTTAGAAATAGCGGTTTGATTTGTATTGACTTAGACCAGCACCAAAACGGACAAAATGGCAGAGCTGTATTCAGTCGATTGTGGAATGAAAACAGCGAGGGCGAAATACTAAGCACCTATGTCGAGAAGACACCAACAGGCAACGGCTTACACGTTTTCTTTAAAGTTCCCAAAGAGCTATTCAGTCAGCCGATTGTCAGTGAATTAGCGGACGGTGTAGAGATAAAAACACACTTCACACCCATATATCCGAGCAAACGCACAGACGGCGATTATATCCCTTTGAATGATACAGAAACTAACGAGCCTTTAACTTTCGATAGTCTTTGCGATTGTCCTGACTGGTTACTTGAAATGATACAGCGACCACAAAAAAGACAGAACCCAACGTTAGGCAGTCGGACTTATGGCGCTGAAATGTGGGAGCTATTCAACCAAGGCGCACGAAAAGGGAATCGAAACAATGACACGAACCGCATTCTCCACTACTGGAGAAAGATTGGTATTGATAATAATCATTGCATGGACTTATTGCGAACCTTTAACAATCGAACCAGTCCGCCTTTACCTGATGACGAGCTGGCAACTATTTGGAAAAGTGTATTCAAGATGAAATAGAAAGGAAGTCATGACAGACCAATTAGATAAACTTGTGGCAGAAACGCCAAAGGAAAACGTAAGAAGTCCAAAACCTAAAATAGAGGACTTCACAGATTATGGCGAAGACGGTAAGAAAGCCGTTAATATAGCAGGTTATCAAGAGTGCTTGACAGACTGGCTGGAACAAGAAAAAGAAATCATCAATCACCCTGATTATGTCAAAGCAAACACTCAAACGCTTAGAGCGGTTAGAAAACTATTCTTTGAACATCGAAATTTATTTTTAAATACACCTAAGGAGGACGGCAAGCCACCGAAATCATTAAGCCCTTTAGAAACAGCAAGAATTATCTATAAGACGCTCAAAGTCATCAAACTAGACCACCAAAGCGGACTGTTAGGCGTTTATAACCCTGAACTAGGAATATATGAAACGAACGAAAACTTCTTTCATCGGCTTATCTACTGGCTAGAGCCGTCTTATAGTCAAGCACGGTCAAAAGAGGTTCTCTTTAAACTTGAAACCTTAGCAGAGGTTAAACAGCAAACCGCAGAAGCTCACTTGATACCAGTTGCTAACGGTATTTTCAATAAGAAAACCCAGCAATTAGAGCCATTCAGTCCTAAGTACGTCTTTACCTCAACGATTGCGACCAAGTACAACGCTAAGGCTAAAGTACCCAATATTAACGGTTGGAATGTGGACGACTGGTTACTTGATTTAATGAGTGGAGATAAAGAACTCGTTAGCCTTTTATGGCAGATTATTTCAGCAAGTACCAACGGCAACTATTCTTATCGCAAAGGCGTTTGGCTAGTCGGTAAAGGAAATGATGGAAAAGGGACTTTTCAAAGTCTCATCATGAACTTAATCGGACGTGAGAACGTCGCAAGTGTCAAAGCTGAACAGTTTTCTGAACGTTTTTCTCTTTCCCAAGTCGTTGGGAAGACTTGCATTATTGGAGATGACAGCCAAGTCAGCTACTTAGACAATGCAGGGAATTACTTTTCTGTGGTTACTGGCGACCCAGTACCGATTGAAGCGAAAGGAAAACAACCGACACTAGCCGTCTTTAATAAATTAGTCATTCAGTCCACTAACTTTTTACCGAAGTTTAGAAATAAGTCAAATGGAACTTATAGGCGTTTGCTTATTGTTCCCTTTAACAAGTCTTTCACGTCAGATAATGACAACTGGAAAATCAAAGATGATTATATTAAACGCAAAGACGTTTTAGAGTACGTGCTTAAAATCGCTTTATCGCTTAACTTTGATAAGTTTGACGAACCAAAAGCCACTCAAGGGCTGTTAGATGACTTTAAAATCAGCAATGACAATGTACTAGCCTTTGTAAATGATATGTTTGAGGAGTTCGTCAGTGATTTTCTACCGACCGCCTTTATAAGCGCCTTATATCGTGCATGGTGTGAAGATGAGGGAGTGAAGCCCTTTACTAAGCGAGAGTTTGAGCTTAAATTACCCGACCACATTAAAAAGGAGTGGGAAAAAACAAGCAAAAGACCTCATACGGCAGGCTTTAACAGAGCGATTGACTTACACCGAGCCGAGGAATATGAGCTTTTTAGACGGCTATTTCATTGGGACGAAGACAAACATAAAAGCATGACAAAAGGGTATCTACGTAAGAAAAAGCGAAAATGATACTGTACTTCGGTATCATGATACCGTTAGCGGTAGCAAGTTTATAAGCGTGGTTAAGCCATTTGCGGGACTTTGATACCGTGATACCGTACTTTTCCTACTTCGCTAGGAATTTATAAGAGGAAATAAAAAAACATGAAAAAAGCACGCTGTCCGACAAAATGAATTTACTGACAAAACCTGACTTAAAAATATAAATCGGAGAAAATAAAATGAGCAACGAAACAAAAAACTTAGAAATCCCAGTCGCTGAAAACGAGAGGAATAAAGCAGTTGAAAATCTTCTCTCATTAAAAGAATACTTTGATAACCAACTTCAATCAGACCAAGAAACTTATCAAGCAATCGCGACATTAGGCGATAAGTTGGGCGTTCTGTGGAATGCCGATAAGTAATAAATAACGAAAAATGGAGAAATAACATGCAAGTAAAATATATTGAAGAAGCAAAAAACAAACTCGAAAAACAAGCTAAACCACTCACTCAAAAAGTGGACAAAACGAATCAATTAATTTCTGAATTAAAAAACAAAATTGAAAAAATGGAAAATCAATCTCAAAATGATGATATTGATGAATCACTCAAAGCCTTATCTGAATTGAATAACGCTAAGCAATTACTAGAAACATTAGAAAAACGACGGGCGGAGGAACAGAAAGAACTAGATGTTTTTTGGAGTTCTCAAGAAGTTGACGATACTATCAAAGAAGCGTTAAGCCTAGCAGATAATCTAAGTGACATTGAACTAGATTTGTTAAAAAGTGCAGTGTCTAAAGATACGAAGAAAAAACTAAAGGAATATAACAAGGAAGTTGATGACCAACGTTATCGCCTTCAGGAATCAGGAAATTACTTACTAGAAAAAACAAATGTTTATTCTCGAGCCCCATTAAGTAATTTAATCGGTCAAAAAAACGGAAGTCATAAAAATAACTTTTTCTTTGGAATTGTTAGATTAATGGCAGGTCAGTATGAAAAAGAACTAATGGCATTTCTAAAATCTGAAAAAATACTGACTGATTTAGATTAGGGGATTAAATGAATAAAAAAACAGAAATTAATTTTGGGATTGATAGCAAACTAGAAATTAGAGACGCAAATAAAAAAGCAGGATTCATTGGGCAAATTGCAGGGTATGCCATTGTATTTAATAAGCCAAGTGTACCTAATGCTCCATTTATTGAGTATATCGCTCCGACAGCACTTGATAATGTTGACCTAAGCGATGTATTAGCTTTATATAACCATGATTACGCCAATGTGCTAGGCAGAGTTGATGCAGGAACTTTAAAGTTAAGCATTGATAACGTCGGCTTGCATTTTGTTTTGGATATGCCAGATACAACAGTTGGCCATGATGTCTATAACAACATAAAGGCTGGAAACCTTAAAGGCATGAGTTTCGGCTTTGTCGTGGCAGACGGTGGCGATTCGTGGCGACAAGGAGCAAGTAAACCTATCAGAACAATCAACCAACTTCAAACATTAGGCGAAATAAGCGTAGTAAGTAAACCAGCTTATGATGATACTTCTATCAATGTCACTCGTTCTATCAAACAATTTGAAGACGAGCGTACACGAAAGTATAAAGAAAAAGTAAGAGCTTATCTTGACGGATTAAGTGATTAGATTATAATAAAAAAACCTAGTCTTTATTGGCTAGGTATTTATTGTTAATGTCAGAAAAAGCGAAAGTGACACCGTACTTCGGTAACATGTTACCGTTAGCGGTAACAACTTAAACCGCATGGTTAAGCTATTTGTAGAGTGTTGTTACCGTGTCACCGTACTTTTCCTACTTCGCTAGGAATTTATAATATAGCATGAAAGGATATAAAATAGATGGTTAGATATTATTGGGGGAGACCTCAAGATGTTGTAAGGTGGTATCTTAGAGGAACACTATACCTAAGCGCTCAAAGCAGAAAGTCATATATTGAAAAGACTGGCGCTGATCTAGGCAACTTACCAAGACTTCTAAAACTATTAGATAATCTTGATGAGTTATTTGATTCAGTCGATACTGATAGCATAGCTGTATTATGCTTGAGGTATGTAGAGCTATTAAGTATCGCAGAGACTACAAAACGCACAGGACTATTAGCTTATCAGATTACAGCTAAGACAGGTAAAGTCATGAAGAAAGCTAAGGAAATTATATCTAAAGCATGATATAATAGAACTATCATAAGTCCCAGAGATGGGCAGTGGTATAATAAGTTCAGGAAAGTATCTCTAATTGTGGGGGTGCTTTTTTGTTTGGAGGATTATATTATGAATGAACTAGAGTTTAATATCAGATTATATCTCACAGGTACAATGAAGTCATGGACGGATAGGATAGACAGCACAGACCAACTCACACCACAACGCTTTATATTCAAAGCAATGACAGAGGTGTTTGATTCATTGAGTGATGATGACCTAGAGTTAATCAGACTTAGATACATGGAACGCATGACACTATCAGAAGTTGCAAGTCGTTATCTGTTACACGAACATACTATTAGAAACCACACGAACCCAACTATTAAGCAAGTGAAAAAGATTATAAAACAAGGTAATGAACTTTCAATAAAACAAAAAAGCCCGTGA